GGTACAGTATTACCCCCGACCTCTGTGTCATGTGTCAACGTTTTGAACTCTCGGACTTCCGCCAATCTCCGCAATAGTTGCTTTGTGTTCTCACTATTTGCATATACGTCTTCGGGATGATAAGGCGACGTTATAAAGATATAGCGCGCAACGAATTGTCGTGAACCCCCTTTTGTCTCGACTCTGCATTCGTATCTATCCAGTAAGCGCAGTAAGAAATTTAATGGCCAGTCGCTCCCTCTGAAATCGTCGATTATAACGACCTGTTGTCCGTCGTATCCGTCGAGGAATTTGCCAGTGGTCCCACCGTAATAAATCCTGTACCCGACGTTTGCCCCGCACAGACCCGTCGCGGCGTCCAACGATGCCCGACTTTTACCCGACCCGGGCCCGCCGTGGAACCATCGAGTTTCCGGCATCCAGTTTCTCGGTTCTTCCGTATATTTCAGATATAGTTCGGCCATGCGCACGGCCTGGTAGGAGTTCACCTCCATCACTACATCTCGCATCGTGCCTCCCTTTTTTAATATTTCTTTAGCTTGGATTATGTCGGAGCGCTCTCCCGTCTTGTCGCCCCAGCCTTCTTTGTCTGCCGGGAAGGCCAAAAAATCCCCCTCTTTGCTACAATAGATATATGATTGCAAACTCGTGCCTTTCGCTTGTTCCCAGTGCACTTTTGGCAACGCCTTCTTTAGTGTTCCGAATCGTATCGCGTTCTCTTTCTCGAAGAAGAACTGTAGGTGTGGGGTTTTGCCTTCTGTCTTTCCCTCTTTACCGATTATATAGCGTTTTGCGTCTTTTAGAAATGACAATAAGTCTTGGTAATCGGTTTCGGTCCAGTTGTTAAGGGTCCCCACCCATTTTCGATATTTTGCGGAGTCTTGAAGTTGTTGAACTTGTTCCATCATAATATACTCTATGTTTTATATTTCTTTAACATGAAAATATCGTTGACACCAAAATTATTTTTTACATTGCGCAAACAATTAATTAATTTTCAATTAAACATTTGACACCCTATAGTATATTAGTATGCCACGTAAGGTCCGCAAGTATGTTAAGCGTCGTGTCGCTCGCAAGCCAGCTCGTAGAGTTCGCCGATACACCCGCAAGAAGGTTCGCAATCTCAACCGTTCTGTGTCTCCTTTTCCTAATACATATTATACTCAGTTACGTTATGCCACACAGGCCAGTGTAACAGTTACCGCAGGTGCTCAGAATTATCATACGTTTTTCGTGAATTCACTCTACGACCCCGACGCAACCGGCACAGGTACTCAGCCAAAGTTTTTCGATACTTTATGTGGTGCCGCTAATGGGACTGCCCCATATGGTTCATATCGTGTTCATGGTTGTAAATATAAAATTAACTTTGTGAATACAAATAGTTCTCAGAATTCTATCAGTTACGTGGCCGCTCGTGTTCGTGATGGTAACACCGGCGCTATTACTTCCGCTACTGCTGGATATGATACTTTCAGAGAAACACCGAATTGTCGTGTCAAAATGTTGTTTAATGGTACGTCTTCCGCGGCTTCTAAATGGATAACTGGGTATATTCCTATTAAAAAAGTATTGTCTGTTAAAGATTTACGTGATGACCCCGATACAGCCGCAGCTTACAACGCTAATCCAGCGGAAGCAGTGTATTTAGATATGCATGTCAGGACTCAGGATGCAGCAACAACTGCCACGTTTCAGGTTTTTATAACCCTTACTTTCATGTGTGAGTTTTTCGACCGTAATTTAGTCGCTCAGTCTTAAGTTTGTGCTAAATGCGCAATGTAATGCATTTTTTTTTGGCCGCAAACCGGAAATGCGAGGCTCGCGAGCATTTTCGGAAGGCCAATAAAAAAAAAAAATGCATTATATGCCCGCGCCATAATCTTGGGCATATAAAAAAAATGCGCCACCTCGCCGCGACCCGCCCGGGGCGCCGCGGCGAGCGGGCGCGAAGCAAGGCCCCCCTGATGGGGGGCCGCGCAGTGGGGGCGACGGCAAGGGCTTATGTAAATGCGAAGCATTTATGTAAGCCCGCGCAGCATCGCGAAGCGATGCGGAGTGGTTAACATTCGAGTTTACCCTCTGACACAGGGAGGGGTACAGTATTACCCCCGACCTCTGTGTCATGTGTCAACGTTTTGAACTCTCGGACTTCCGCCAATCTCCGCAATAGTTGCTTTGTGTTCTCACTATTTGCATATACGTCTTCGGGATGATAA